CAGATACTATCAATTTAGTCCCTGGCACGATAATACCAAAGTCACCTCAATCGGGTGGATTGCAGCCAATACAATCGGCAGGAAGATTTGATGTTGCTGATATAGTTTTAAGCGATATGCGCTTGAATATAAAACGCGCACTATACAATGATATGCTAGGAAATCCAGATAGAACTCCTGCATCTGCTACAGAAGTTGCTGAACGTATGGCAGATTTGTCACGCAGGATAGGGTCAGCATTTGGTAGACTGCAAGCTGAGTTAGTGCAGCCTGTTTTGCAAAGGGTGATTTATATTCTTAAGAAGCAGGGGCGTATAGAAATGCCTACTGTTAATGGTCGAGAAGTAAAAATAAGATCTTCCTCGCCTCTAGCGCAAGCTCAATCTAATCAAGACATTACCTCCGTTTCTAGATTTCTAGAACTTGTTAATACTTTCTTTGGTTCTGACACAACTAACGTATTAATTAACTCAGAAGAGACTGCCATTCACCTAGCTAAAAAGTTTGGTGTACCTGATGGGTTGATTCGTGACGCAGATGAGCGTAGAGAGATAGTTGCAATGATGCAGCAAATGCAACAGATGCAGCAACAGCAACAATTAGCAGGGCTACCTATTGCCGCAGAATAGTCACATTGGTTTAGACGGAATAGCAAGAAAGAAAGCAGAAGAAGATAGAATTAGCCTTAACTTTGGCTCTTTGTTTTCCGAACCTACTGGTCAAGAAATTCTTAAATACTTGCGTAGTGTAACTATAGAAATGGTTAGTGGTCCTAATATTTCTACTGATGAGTTGCGTCATTTAGAGGGTCAACGTTATTTAGTTGGCTTAATAGAACGTCATGTCCAAAGATCACATAAGGTAAAGAATAATGAATGAAGAAGTTCAAGAAGCACAACCAACAACAGAACTACCACCTCAAGAGCAAAGAGATTTTGTAGTAGCAGAGGATGTGGAAGCTAAAACAGATGATAGACCAGAATGGTTGCCAGAAAAATATAAGTCTGGTGAGGATCTAGCTAAAGCTTACAAGGAGCTTGAGTCTAAGTTAGGCACTAAGGATGAAGATATTCGATCTGAGGTGTTAAAAGAAATAGAAGCAGAAAGCTTTAAGGATAGACCAGATAGCGCAGGAGATTACTTACTGCCTGACTATGTAGACGAAGAAAGTGCTATCGATAGTGATGTTCTTAAATGGTGGGCAGACCATGCATTTACTTATGGCTTTAGTCAGTCTGAGTTTGAAGAGGGTATTGAGAAAGTAATGCAAGCAACTCAGGGAGAAATGGTAGATACTGAGGCTGAAATAGAAAAGCTTGGTGATAACGCCAATGCTAGAATAGAAGCTGCTGCATTATTTTCTAAGCAGTTCTTTCCAGAAGAGCATATGGAATCTATTGAGAGGCTAACTGAAACTGCTGAAGGTCTTATGGCTCTTGAGTTTGTTATGGAAAAACTACAGTCTCCATCTATGGGTAGTGACAGCACTCCATCTGGAAAGATTACAGAACAGGGGTTAAGAGAGATGATGCAAGATGAAAGGTACTGGCATCCTGCTCGAAGAAACAATGATTTCATACAAGAAGTAAATGATGGTTTCCAAAAACTCTATAGGTAATGAAAAACAAATAATTAAAAGGGGTAGGGCTTACCTTACCCCAATGCTAGATTATCATGTAGAAGAATTTGAACATATTATGCACCCCTCTAATAAACTAGAGATTAAAGACTTTGGTTATCATTCTGTAAATCAAGCTCTTTCTGAAATATTTAATGATACAGAATCTTACGTTTGCAGGAATAAATATGGTAATATAGTTTTTGTAGGAGGCCTTTCTTTTTTAGAAGAGTCTCCTCAAATGTTTACTGTATTTGCAAACAGCTTAGAGCATAATGTTATTTTAACTGCTAAGATGTCTAAAGCTTTGTTAAATATGTTTGATAAACTGCACCCAATTATCACCATGACCATCCTTTCTAAGAACGAACATATGCTAAACTGGGCATGTTGGCTTGGATTTGAGCCTATTGAAATGAGTAATGATAATAGATTTGTTGAATTTGTGCGTTGCAATTCTAAACAAGATGATGTTTATAATAAATTATTACGACCCGTAGTGCACTGATCGGCCCTTATGGATACCCGAACTGACGTGTAAACGTGGATACTCGTAGCAATCGGAAACTCAATTAAGGACTGTAAAAATGGCTAATACAATAGACCAAGCCTTTATAAAGCAGTTTGAAACTGAAGTTCACATGGCGTATCAGCGTATGGGCTCCAAGCTGCGGAACACTATTCGCTCTACAAATGTGTCAGGATCAACTGCACGATTCCAGAAAATAGGCACTGGATCAGCAACAACTAAATCACGCAATGGTAATGTAACTCCAATGGAACTTGCACATACCAATGTTGAAGTATCAATGAGCGACTTTTACGCTGCTGAATACATCGACAAGCTTGATGAGTTGAAAACAAATATCAACGAGCGTCAGGCTGTAGCGCAATCTGCTGCTGCTGCTCTTGGTAGAAAAACAGATGAGCTAATCATTGCTGCTATGGATGCGGGTGCTAACTCTACTCAAATACATGATACTGGCTCTGCTCTTGCTAAAGTAGATCTTCTATCATTGTTTGAAACAATGGGTACGGCAGATGTTCCAGAAGACGGACAACGCTATCTTGCGATGTCTCCAGCAGGTTATGCTGATTTGTTTGCAATCAACGAGTTTGCCTCGTCAGACTTTGTCGGTCCGCAAAACTTACCGTTTGCAGGTGGTATGACAATGAAAGAGTTCTTGGGTTTCAAGATCTTCTCAACGTCTGCTGTAGCAGGGGGCAAGAACTTTGCTTACCATACAACTGCTGTAGGTATCGGTGTGAACTCTGACGTTCAAACTGAAGTGAACTATGTTGCTGAGAAAGTATCTCACTTAGCAACATCAATGATGTCAATGGGATCAGTAGCTATCGATGATAACGGTATCTACGAAGTCCTAGACAATAACTAAGAGGAGGATCTAAAATGGCTTATTCTGCATCTGGTCTAACTCGTTTGGCAGGTGGTGGCGGTCATAGCCTTTGGTTTTATGACTCAACTGATGCCATGACAGCGGTTCGCGCTTCTGGTTACTTTAATGACGCTGCTAGCATGTTAAATGTTGGTGACGCTATTTTTGTACTAGATAGTGATGCTCCTACTCTCAGCGTATCATTAGTATTATCGAACACAGGTTCGGTGGTAGATATTGCTGACGGTACAGCTGTTACTGTAACCGACACCGACTAACAGGGTGGGGGCGAAAGCCCCCCTCTTTACATAGAGGTTTGTAATGGCACTCAGTACTCCTGCTAATAGCGCAATTGATATTTGTAGTCGTGCTCTCATCTTAGTTGGTGCAGAGCCTATTACGTCTTTTGATGATGATACTACAGAGGCATTGATTGCAGGTAATATGTATGAAGATATTGCAAGAACTAATCTCACATCTACCAGATGGAGATTCTCAGCTAACCAAGCTGTATTAAATAGATTAACTGACGCTCCTACTGGAAGGTTTGAAGCGGCATATCAACTTCCTGACTATCTATTTGTTCACGCTGTAACTGTAAGGGATTTACAAATAGAGTATAATATTTATGGAAATAAAATATTCTGTGATGCTTCTCCAACAGATGAATTAATAGTGGACTTTACTTATAGAGCTAGTGAGGTTGATTGGCCTTCTTATTTTTCTGTATGTGTAGAATATGCAATGGCTGTTGTGTTTGCTACTGCTTTAATAAGAGATCCATCTTTAGCAGGTTTGATGGAAAACCAATATACAAGACTTTTAGCAAAGGCTAGATCTACAGATTCACAACAACAAACAACGAGAAAAGTTACAACATCGAGGTTTATTACGAATAGGCGCAGCTAATGCAAAAAGCACGAATACCGATTACAAACTTTCAGTATGGAGAGATTAGTCCGTCTTTGGTTTCAAGGACGGATTCTGCTATTTATAACTCGTCTGCTCAGAGTGTTAAGAACTTCTTTATAAGAACTGAAGGTGGTGTAGCTAAACGTGGTGGCTTTCAAGCCTTGCATGATTTTACTTCTGTAACAGAAGACACATCAATAAGGCAGCAAGTAAGGCTTATACCATTTGTATTCTCAGATGATGAGCAATATGTAATAGCGTTCTCCCATCAGAAGTGTGAGATATTTTTCATTAACCCGACTACTGGTGCATTGAGTTTAGCAACAACATTGACTCAAGATATTAATAGTGCAGCACTCCAATGGGATCAAGAATACTTACATGAAATGACATACGCTCAAGGTGGTGATGTATTATTTGTTTGTCATAATACTTTTATGTGTCAGCAAATAGTAAGAACTGGACTTAATAGTTTTCAAGTAGAGCAGTTTACTTTTCAGCTTCAAGCAGGAAATGCTAAGACTTATCAACCATATTATCCTTTTCATGCAACTGGTGTTACGCTAGATCCTTCTGCAACTACTGGAACTGGTATTACTCTTACAACAAGTGCAGCATATTTTGATACAACTGGCACTCAGTCTGGTGGTAACTATGCTGATTCTAAGCATGTTGGCCTTACTTTGCTTTACCATGATTCTGAGATACTAATTACTTCTGTTCAATCTGCTACTCAAGCAACAGGAAATGTAGTTGATGAATTATTTTTAGAGTTAATACCAAACGCTTTGAGAACTATTGATGGTTCTACTACAATAGAAATTACGCATGTAAATCATGGAATGGTAGCTAATGACGTTATTACTATAAGAAATGCATCTGCTGTTGGTGGTGTAAATGCTGCACAGATAAATGGTTCGAGAACAATACAAAAGGTAATCGACGAGAACAGGTATACTGTTACCGCAGGATCGGCTGCTAATACTACTGAGGATGGTGGCGGTAATATACAAGTTGTAACTCATGCACCTACACAACAATGGATGGAGCAATCATATTCTTCATTGCGTGGTTATCCTGCTGCTGTTGGCTTCCATGAAAACAGGTTATGGTTTGGTGGTACGCTTGCACAACCTGATACTGTGTGGGCTAGTAAGTCTGGGTTGTATTATAACTTTGATATTGGTGATGCTGCTGATGATGATTCGCTAGAACTTGTAATGAGTATTGGCGAGGTGGCTACGATACGCCACTTTGTTTCTAACAGAGACATACATATTTTTACTGCAGGTTCTGAGTTTTTTATTCCTACATTTGAGAACCAACCTATTACGCCTACAAATGCTAGGGTAAAAAGACAAACTGCTTTCGGTTCTACGTTTGTAAGACCGCAGCCTTTCTATGGTGCTACTATCTTTAGTCAGATTGGCGGCAAGATGATACGTCAGTTTGTGTTTGATGATAGTGAGCAAGCTTATAAGGCTGATCCTATCTCATTGCTTTCTTCTCATTTGATAAGCGATCCTGTTCAGATGTGTGTTATCAGTGGTGCTGTAAACACTGCTGAATCATTTGTATTTGCTCAAAACTTTACAGGAGAGATTGCTGTCTACAATCTAAATCGTATTGAAGGAGTTGCAGGATGGACAAGGTTTGAAACTAATGGGTCATTTCATTCTGTTACTGCTATTGGCAATCGTGTTTTTGCTGTTATTAAAACAAATCTAGGCTCAGGAACAAAAAGTTTTGTGTTTACTGAATTAAATCAGAATGTAAGTTTAGATCTTGGGAACACATATACTGGTACGGCAGGAGTCTTCACTGTATCAAACTTTTTTGAGAATGGTGCAGAGGTCGATGTAATAAGCTCAACAGACTATTTAGGTAAGTTTACTGTGTCTGGTGGTCAGATTAACGTTTCGGCTGTAGACGCTTCTCTCACAAGCTGTCAGGTAGGCTTTGGTTTTGATGTAGAGTTGAAGACTAATCCTATAGATGTTAATACTGCAATCGGCCCAGAAACAGGGCAGCCTAGAAGTTTAAGTAGGGTTATACTTGATATGTCTGAAACATTATCCGTATCAGTAAACAACAAAAAATTAATTATAAGAAAAGTAAACAATGACTTTAGCCAACCAAGGCAAGCTGTCACAGGCAAAAGGGAGTTCTATTTATTGGGATATAATAAAGATCCTCAGATTACAGTAACTCAAACTGCACCTATGTTTATACAAGTTAATGGTTTAGTCGCGGAGGTATCTTTCTGATGTTACCCTTAATAGTAGCAGGTTTAAGTATTGTAGGTACTTTAAAACAGAGAAGTGCAGAGAAAAAAGCTGCGGAAGAAAGAAAAAAAGTTGGTCAGCTTGAGGCTCGTCAGTATGTTTCTGAGCTATTCTTAGCAAAAGCTCAGGCTATAGACGCAAGTAATAGAAGAATAAATGAAGCACTAGAAGCTGAAAAACAGAACACTGCTTTTTTTAGTGCAAAAATCGCCTCTTCTCAAAGATCTGTAGATGCTTACCTTAAGAAAAACAGAGAGATAATGGGAGAAGATATTGGTAATATAGAAAGACAATCTGGACTTCTTGAGGCAAAGTATGCAGCCCAAGCTGCAACATCTTATACATATGGTCAAAATGCAGCGGCAGGAATGAGAGCTACATCTAATGCTAACTTCTTAACTAATCTAGCTGACATAGCTATTAATATGCCCCCGTCTGTTAGCAATATATTTAAAAGTAATAAGGACGTAGGCTAATGCCAGTAATAAGAGAAAGATTGGGAAGTACTTCAGTTGGACCTGTTGGTGTTAGGGCTGTAAATACTGGTGGTGTAGAAAAGTATAGTGGAATTGGTAGAGCAGCTAATCAAATTGTCCAAGCATCTATTAAAGAAATGGGTGCTCAAGCTACTAAAGAAGGTACAGAGCTAGCATTTCAAGCTGACTCAAAGTCTATTGTTAATATTAATCCTTTAACTGGAAAACCAGAAGCACTAAACGAACTAAATGGGGAAGGCTTTCTAGGAAGAACAGCAGGAGAAGCTTACCAAAGAGTAATACTGGACAGGTATCAAAACGAAGTATCAATTGACATACAAAGAAAAACAAATGAACTTGTTCTAAAGTATCAAGACGACCCTGATAACATTGGTAAAGTTACTGGTGCTTTAAATGAATACCTTAAGAACATGGCGTTTAGTACTGAACAAAATGGCAAGCCAACTATTTACACAAATTATATAGAACAACAGGGAGCATTAGAGCTTGCTAAAACAGAGCTGTCTTTAGGTAAGTTAAATGCTAGTAGACAAAGAACAAAGCTTGGTGAACATATTCTTTTATCAAATAAAGATGATAAAAAAACAGCTTATGAATTTGGTAAAACAAATCAAAATTCTGAAAAACTAAAAGCGTTTATAGAAGCAAGAGTTGCTAAGAATGAAGATGGTGAAAAAGCATTTTTATTAAAAGAAGGTACTGGCAAAAGACACGGTGTTGAACTGCAAGTTGCCTATGTGTTTGGTAAAATAGAAGGACTTTATCCTAAGTTTATGATGAACGACTATCAGAGAACTCAATTTGAGTTAGCTATAAGAACTGATGGTAAAATAACAACGAATCTAAATAATGAATACCTTGATGATTTAGAAGATGTTTTAAAATTTACAAAAGACTTACCCCAAGAAGATTTAGAAAATGTAATGACATATGCAGAAAGACTTTCTGCTGATTATCGAGATGCTGAACTTGCTGAGCTTGCTGAACGTCAACGAATAATTGACACACAAAAAGATGATTTAGAAGAATTAAAAGATGAAGCGACTCTTGACTACGATCAATTTAAATTAAGAGTAGAGACAAATATTGGTGCTTTTAGTGCAGGTACATATAATAATCTTAATTCTGCCTACAATAATTTTGGTAAACCAGAATCAAATGCTGATGCTTTAATAACATTAAATTCATCAATAACTAACTCAATGAATAAAATAGAAGACTTAACTAACAATTTTGATCGTTATTTAAAAGCTGGGGTTAAACCTGACCCAAGTATTATTTCAAATATTAAATCAGAAGAGCTTAGAAACTATTTAGCTATAGCAGCAAGGGATGGTGAAGTTGATTCCTTAAGACTAGCAATTATATCTCCTGATAATGATGGTATTCAGAACCTAACATCTTTCCAAAAAGAAGTAGTAAGAAAAATTAAAGCATCTGGATTGTATGACTCTAATCAAACAAATACTGTTACAAATTTTTTGAGCGAAGTAACAAATACAACTAGAGAAAATGTAAATAACTATATTGCAAAAAAAGTTTTGCAAGATGAAGGCAATAATATTTCTCAAGCCGCAAGATCTGGCTCATTAACAAGAGAAGAATTAGAAAAGTTTGGCGCTAAAATTATTCGTACACCTAACAATATTTTAAGCGATTCTGAAAAAGATAATATTATAAATGGAGTTAAATTATCAGGTGCAGAGGGATTAATAAATAATACTCAAAATGCAAGCTCTCAAGATCTTAATGCAATGAGTTTATTTATTCAAAGTGATGGTAAAAATGATGATCCTGCAATAGCAAATTTAAGTAAAAGCAATAAAGAAATAGCAGAAGAGCTTACAACTCTTATTCGTAACTTTCCAGAAGGTAAAAAAGAAATAATGAGGGTTCTTGAAAAAAGAGAAACTGACATACGCACTGCAGAACAGGAACGCAAAGAAGAAAAGAAAAAAAGAGATAAGGAAATACAGCTAAGAAAAGAAGTTCTTAAAGCAGGAAATACAAAAAAGACTCAAGAGCATAGAGAAGATATGGATACAGTCATGTCAGATCGTCTTGGCATTTCTTCTGCTGCTGATCCAAAATCTTTAACACCTGCATTTTATCCACTAGCTAGAATTACAATGCCAGAAAGTTTAATATCTGGTCTTAACAATTTTTTAAATGGCACTGCACCAGAAGTCGACCATGATGTATTGCTCCAACATGCTGAACAATTATTAAATGACGAAAGCCCTGTTGGTCCTGTTAATAGATTTGGAGATATTTTTAGTAAAAATGAAGCTCTTCTTAGAGAAGTAGTTGTACGAAAAAACTTTTTTGGTGATAGTAAAACAGCAAATGAAATACTTGCAGAAATAAAACAACAAGAAGATTCTCCCGCTGCTGCTGAAAATGTTAGAAGAGTTTTTGCAGATGGCAAGCCAAATGAATTTGTTAGAGAAAAAATAACAAGTGATATAACTGTCGTTGCTGAGTTAGCTCCTATTGCAGAAATGTATGCAAGGATGGGTAAGGATTCAGAAGAAATAACTACAGAATTAAAAAATTATGTTGAACGTAATTATAAACCATCTGAACATGTTATAGATCCTAATGCTCCTTTTAAACGTGGTGAAAGTTTATCTAAAATGGCATTAGATATTGTTTTTCCAGACCCAGAAGAAAAAGTTGAATTTATTAAATTAATAAATCAACAGTTGCCCAGAGAGTTTAGGCTAGGAGAACCACAAGATATATTTTATTTTGAAAATGTTGAACGTAAATCAAGAAGTGGTAAAACAATTACTTCAAAATCTAAAGTTGTTACTGGTCAAACAAAAGAAGTTTTTCTTGTGCCATTTGAGGGTGGTGATGTTCCTCAGTTTTATGCTTACTTTAGAGATGAAAACAATGAAATAAGGCCATTAATTTATGATAGACCAATTGATGAATTTGGTTCTTCTGAGCTTACATGGCCTTTGTTTGACACAAGTATGACTGAAACATTTGCAAAAAATAAATACAATCAATTACTAAGATCTATAGAAGCTGAAGCAAGGGAAACAGAAAGAAAAGCAAGAGAAGATGGTGGCAAACCATTTATACCAGAAGATAGTATACTTAGGCGACTTCCTATAGTTAAATTTTATGGTTGGGATAACAGGTAATGAAAAATGCCTTAACAACAAAACCTGTTATTGAATATCTGCCTGACAGACCAGTAGAAGAACAAGAAGGCCCTGAGTTTATGGAGGTGGTCGGCTCTATGCTTGGTATGAGGTACGATCATGTTATTGATAAAATTAGAGAAGTTAATAAATTTGGTTGGAATCCTGAAATTGAAGAAGGATTTAGTGCAGTTGATAATGTTTCAGAAGATTTAAAAATGTATTCTGTTGAGCTTGCTAAAGCAAGCAACATGACACATTTAAGGCAATTAGAAAAAGATTTAAGAGATAACATTGCTAGAAGAGATGTTTATGGCAATGCTTCGATCGGTATGCAAATCGGAGCAGAGTTTTTTGATGTTATCAACTATGTACCACTCCCTTTTATAAAAGGTGGTAGTCTTACTTATAAAGCATTTAAAACTGGAGCTGCGACTAGTGGTGTTGTTGCTGCACAAGAATCAATACGATATCCATTTGATCCTTTAGCTACAAAACAAGAGGCTGCTATAAATGTTGGTAGTGCTTTTGTTTTTGGCGCTGCTCTTCAAGGTTTGATTTCTATACCTGTAACTAGAAGAGCAAGAGCAACTAGAGAAGCAGAAATAGAAATAAATAATCTTAGACAGTCTATTGATCCTACATACAAACCTACAATTGTAGATGAAGGTTTTGACAAGAATCAAAAGTTATCTGACTTCGATACTGTTGGAGATCCTTCTACAGCAACTACAGATTTAAATATTGCTGATAGTATTTTTACGAACTCATGGCTTTACAAGTCTGTAACAACTCCAATGAAAAGAATACTTCAAGATAAAAATATTCCTGACAGCGTAAAGCTTACAACATTAGAGATAGCAAATGATTCTGGAATACTGCTTGCTGCGAATAAGGCAGGTAAATCATTAAGACCTTCTGTGCATCAGAACGCTAAATTACTAGATGGTGAAATGGTTCAAGTTTATGATGATCTTGTGCAGATTTGGGGCAAATCAACAGGCAAAGGTGCAATCAAACCATTAGACTATCTTCACAAAAGATCTGATTTTGAGTCATGGGTTGAAAGAGTAGATGCAAAAATAATACGTGGAGAAAAGGCTGCTGATAATTTTGAGTCGGAAGCAATGTCTGCATTAAACAAGTTTTATGATGATTGGGAAGTTAGATTACGTAAAGAAGGCATGATTGGCAGCAATGCTTTTTATAAAACTGATATTAAGAAACGACAGAACAGAATAGATTTCTTAGAAAAAAAACTTAAGACTGCAAAAACCAAAGATGCAAAAGCTGCAATAAATAGATCTATTGCTAGGCAAAGGCAAACAATGGAAATGCATCAGTCTATTCTTGATGAGGCAGGGCCAGAACCAAAGGTAAACCCAAGAAACGAATCTATATTTAGACCTAGATATTGGGATAGAGATTATATTAAGAAGAACAGAGATAAGTTTGAAACTGTTTTGGCTAGATGGTTTAAAGACAACCCTTCTGAAATAGAAAGAATGACAAAAGATGGTGTTGAAACTTTTGCATTGTCTACAAGAACAAGCGATGTAAATGCTAGAGTTAAAAACATTACTGATAGAATTATAAACAACGGTGATCCTTTAGATTTTGACCAAGCGTTTTTTGGCATGGGCAAATCAAAACATTTTAAACATCGAATGATTGATATACCAAACTCAGAAGTATTAGAGTTTATACACACTAATCCCATTCAAGTAATGAGAGCTTACACTACAAGAACTGGATCTAGGTATGAGTTTTCTAAGCAGTTTGGTGGTCGATCTATTGATGAATTGTTAGACGATCAAGAACTAGATCTAATAGATGCAGGAGTAAAAGAAAAAAAAAGAAACGCTGTACTAAAAGATCAAAGGCATCTTTATGAAAGAATCGCAGGAAGCGTTATACACAGAGACCCTAGCTCTTGGGATTATAAAGCAGCCGAAGTATTAAGAACCGCAGCGCAGCTTGGGTACTTAGGCTCAGCAGGTATTGCGACACTTACTGAACCTGCAAAGATTATTATGGAGCATGGGCTTGGTAAAACCATGAGAGGTTTGTTTGGTGTTATGCAAAACAACCAAATTAAACTTGGTGGTAAAGAGGCTAGAATAGCAGGTGAAGCATTAGAAATATTGTTTGGTAGTGTGCATTTAAGATTAGTAGATGATTTAGGTAATAACCCCTTACGTTCTAATATCTTTGATAAATCTAAGAATGCATTTTATTTATTAAATGGCTTGGCTCCATTAACAAGAATATTCAAAGACTTTGACGCTATGATGCGTAGTCATACTTTGATAGATTATTCTGTTCGGCTTTCTGAAGGCAAGGCTACTAAAATGGAGCAAGAATATTTAGCTAGATATTTGATTGATGTTCCTATTGCTAATAGAATTGCAAAGCAACAAGGCAACTGGCAAAAGGGTGACTCTGGTTTATATTTAGCAAACTCAGATACATGGACAGATGAGCTTGCTCAAAATAGATTTAGAAATGCATTAGGCTCTGGTGTTGCAAACACTATTCTAATGGGAACTCCTGCTGATAAACCGATTATTACAGATGGTATTGCATACATTCCTATGCATGTTGCTAGAAAATTTGGCATGAAAGAAGATCCTAAGTATAGAGGGTATGCTAGAATAGAAAGCGGATTGCTTGGACTACCATTTCAATTCTATAGTTATAGTCTTGCTGCTGTTAATAAAACAATGGGTGCTTTTGCTCATGGTCAAATAAAGAGCCAGTTTATTGGAACTGCTGCGGCTCTTGGATTAGGCTATATGGTATTGCAGGTAAGAACACCTGATTATGTAGAGCTTAGTTATCAAGACCAATTTGCTAGAGCATTTGATTACTCTGGGTTAGCACCACTTTATAGCGATCTGTTTTATACTTCTATGGCCACCTCTCTTGCTCTTGGTGGGCCTAACATAACAAATGGTATTCTTGCGCCTAAATATCCACAAGAACCAAATATTGCTGATGCTGTTACTGCTGTTGCAGGTGCAGGTCCTTCTGTTGGGTTAGATTATTATAGAGCTTTTGAAAATCTTCTTACTGGCAATATAGGAGAAGGCACAAAAGATTTAGGCAGAGTTCTGCCTTTTGCTCAACTATTTTGGTTAAAGGGTTTTACTAACAATTTGACTAGGGCTGTAGACGACAACGTAGGATCTATAGGAATAGGTAGATTTTAATTGTGCGGATAGAATTGCTTTTTGTGCGTTGCAGCTTTTCGAATTGATTTATATTCTGCACACAAATGAGGATTTACTATGACAATTAACATTGCAGACAATTCGCCACGTATTTCTTATGCAGTAGCACAGGGGGCAACCCAAACAAGTTTTGCAGTACCATTCGAATTTTTTGATAATGCAGATCTTAATGTTTTTGTAGATGGGACACTCAAAACAATTACTACTCACTACACTGTTTCGGGTGGCGATGGTTCTACTGGTACTGTTTCTATTTCTGTCACAGGTATCACTGGTGGGTCTACTGTTGTTATTACCCGTGATATTGCCTTAGAGAGAACAACTGATTTTCCTGTTTCTGGTGCATTTAATATTGTAGCTTTGAATACAGAGTTAGATAGAATTGTTGGTATTGCTGCTGACCTCGAAGATAAAGCTAGTCGAGCTTTGCAACTTACAGATTTTGATGCTGCTGTGTCTCTTGTCCTCCCTACAGTAGACACTCGTAAAGGTAAGACTCTTGCTTTTAACGCATCGACTGGCGCGGTAGAAGCAGGTCCAAGCATTAGTGATGTTCAAACTGTTTCTGCTGCGTCTACAGACATAGCGTTACTTGCTGATATACAAGATGGTACTACAGCAACTAATGCTATTACCACTGCTGCAAGTAATAATGCTAATATTGCAACAGTTGCAGGAATATCTTCAAATGTAACAACGGTAGCAGGTAACAATGCTAACGTTACAACAGTTGCTACAGATTTAAGCGGATCAGATACTATTGGAACTGTTGCAGGTTCTATATCAAATGTTAATACAGTTGGTGGTAGTATTTCTAATGTAAATACAGTAGCTACTGATTTAAGCGGTTCTAATAATATAGGAACTGTCGTTACCAATATTGCAAATATAAATACTGTTGGTGGTATTTCGAGCAACGTTACTACAGTTGCAGGTATCTCAAGTAATATAACTACTTTGGCGGGAATAAGTTCTGACATTACAGCAGTTGCTAATGTAAATACTGAGCTTACAGCCGTAAGTGCTAAAATTACAGAGGTGCAAACAGTTGCTAATGATCTTAATGAAAGCATTTCTGAAATAGAAACTGTTGCTAATGATTTAACTTCTGGAAGTTTTACCGCAGGAACAGCGTATGATTTTGGATCTATAACAAACGCAACTACTGGGACATCTGGTTCTCCTGATGGTTTTATAGTTACTGTTTATAACAATCTTTCTGATATTACTTCTGTTGCAGGGCAAGTTTCAAACATATCAACTGTTGGTTCTATATCTAGCAATGTAAGTACAGTTGCAGGAATCTCAAGCAATGTAACAACAGTTGCAGGAATATCCGCTAATGTGACTAGCGTTGCGGGTGTAAGCTCTAGCATTCCTACAGTAGCGGGTATTTCTAGTGATGTGTCTACAGTAGCAGGTATTTCAAGCAATGTTTCTACAGTAGCTTCTAATGTTTCTAGCATAAATGATTTTGCTGCTCGTTACAGAGTTGGCTCATCTGAACCGTCCACAAGCCTTGATAATGGTGATTTATTTTACAACACGTCCACAACGACTCTTAAAGTATATAATGGTTCTGCTTGGGAGGCGGGTGTAACGGCAGGTTCTGGTTTCTTAGCACAGTCAAGTAACTTATCTGATTTACAGAGTGCTTCTACTGCGAGGACGAATTTAGGTTTGGGAACTGCGGCAACATCTGCAACAGGTGATTTTGCGGCTGCTTCTCATACACATACATTATCTAATATAACGGATAGTGGAACTATGGCATCTCAAAATGCCAATAATGTAAATATAACTGGCGGCATCATTGATGGCGGCTCAATCGTGTAAGGAATAAATTATGGCAACTTCTATTAGATTACGCGGCGGTACAACATCACAGCACTCATCATTTACTGGTGCTGCTAAAGAAGTAACCGTCGATACAACTAAAAATACTATTGTAGTTCATGATGGTTCTACAGCAGGTGGTATTCCTCTTGCAAAAGCAAGTGAAGTATTTGGTGGTACATATACAGGTGATGTAGATATTACTGGTGAATTAATTGTTGATAGCTACAACGAAACTTATGCAGCAGTAACATCTAGTTCTAACGCTACTACGGTAAACTGTGAGGCGGCTAATGCCTTCAGTCACGTACTGACAGAGAACACCACGTTTACTTTTAGCAATCCCCCTGCGTCTGGCACAGCATTTAGCTTTAGCATTGAAATTATACAGGACGCATCAGCATCAGGTTTTAGCGTGACATGGCCTGCCTCTGTAGATTGGCCTAGCGCCACCGCACCTACTCTGACAGCTACAGCAAGTGCGAAAGATATATTCGTGTTCTACACGAGGGATGGCGGTACAAACTTCTACGGATTTACGGCAGGTCAGGCGTTAGGATAAACCAACATGGCAAGTAAAAAGAAATTACTCCAAGCAGCCGCAGGTAGCGCAGGAGGTGCAGGTCTTGATGTAAATGAGGTGTTCAGCACTTATTTGTATGACGGTACAGGATCTGCACAAACTATTACCAACAATATTGACCTTAGTGGCGAAGGTGGTTTGTGTTGGATAAAAGGCAGAATGGCAGGGGGTTTTAGTCACTATTGGTTTGATACTGAAAGGGGTGTGACTAAATACATTAGATCAAATGAAACAAATGCGGAAGGAACAGATAGTAATACTTTAACTGCTTTTAACAGCAACGGTTTTACTGTTGGAAGTGCTAATGCTACAAACTATAATACAGGTGATTTCGTCTCTTGGACATTTCGCAAAACTAAAAAGTTCTTTGACATTGTGACTTATACTGGGACGGGAGGTTCTAGAACACTTAACCACAATTTGGGTTCCACACCTGGCATGATAATTGTTAAAGACTATTCTAATAATGGGGAAAACTGGACAGTTTATCATAGAGGCATTGATGTTAATGGAGATAACGCCCCAGAAACAGATGGCATTTATCTTAACACAACAGATGCGGCAGGTGATGAATCAGGCTTCTGGAACGATACTGCTCCAACATCTACACAGTTTACTGTAGGTGGTAATTTAAATAGTAGTTTTGGTGGTGGCGCTAATTACGT